GGGTCTGATGTGATTAAACAACAAGGATTGGATTTGATAAAATCAGTCGTAGCGACTTGGTGCTCAAAAGCTTTAAGCATAATAATTGTCCTTTGTTAATTGTTAACTGTTAACTGTTACTTGGTTTTACGTTTATATAAGTGCATGATTTGTTTAGTATATTTAAACAGAAATAGCCAAGCAAAGTTCCGTCTTTAGAGTAAACTGGCTCTAATATTTTATTACAATCTGGGCAAGGCGTAGTTGATTTCATTATTTTATCTCAATGTCAGGGTCTATTCTAACCCAAACAAAGTGGATAAAGGGACTTTTTCGTGATAATTCTATGAGTAGTTCTTCTCTGCGCATAAATTTCTTCATGCCAAATAGAATAATTGAAACGATTAAGCCACCGACTAGGGCCGCCATCATGCCGCTGTATGTACCAGCAAGTGAGTACATAAGAACAGCTGTGATGGCAACGTCAAAGAATATGTCGTATGAAATTACTCGGCGAATGCCAAATTTAAAACATAGAAGCAGCATTCCTGCTGCGCCAATAAGTCCTGCAAGCATCATAAAGTTTATCTCCTATAAACAGTAGTGCTGAAAAAAGTTCAATGATTGTTAGAAGTTGAGTCATCGTTGCTCCTTAGTATGTAACCGAATGCGGTTACACCTACAATAATTGTAGCTAGAATAAACAGTTCAATAGCGTTAGCTATCAGTGATATTGCTACAATTATTGCGACTAAGGGCAAGAGTATTTTTAGAAATGTATTCATTTGAATTACTCCGTTGGTTTACATCGTAGCCCCTAAGAGTTAGGAACTTCATGAATCCTTCTGTCGTTGAAGTGCAGCGAAGTTCACTATACGACAAGTTATGCACTTTTGATAATAATATAAAGTCATAAAGATGCATTGTTTTATTCCTCTAGATTGTAATGAGTTGATGTGTACGTTGTAAGAGGTTGTATAGAAGTGCACCAATCAGTTGGTATTGCATGCACACCTCCGCCGTATTCATCTCCTTCGATAGTACTCATAATAATTATTTGTTTACTGTCTTGTGATACAATCCACCCCACGCTTTTGCAAACTGCTAAGTCATGTTGTTTTATGGTATCTAACTCGTGCCAACCGCCCTCCATTTCAACGGCGTCGTTCCAAGTTATTAATACTAATTGATCTTTCATTAAGTAACTCCCCAGACGCATTGTGGTTCGTCGCCTTTTGAATATGAGCACCATCGGCAAGCTGTTTTGCTTGGTGTTGGATCATATCGAGTAGCTGTTGTCATTTTAATAGCGCGTCGGTGAATGCCTGGCATAAAGATCATTGCTTGATCTCTAGTGTAACTTTTTATTGTCGTTTCACCTTTGTCTAAATACCACATTTCTGTTTGTATATAGTCTAGGTGTGGGTAACGCATAAAAGTACCAATAGCATAAAGAAGGGCCTGCTGTCCGTGACCTATTTCGTTTCCAAATTTTTTACCAGTTTTATAATCAATAACTCGAGCAGATGTCTCGTCTTGGTTAACAAGAGCATCAAGTTTAATTCTAGCCCAAGTGTCTTTACCAAACCAAGCTACAGGTTTCCAATCAATACTAAAGCCCCACTCACCTTCGAGTTCTACTTTAGCTTCATCGTAAAGACGACGTAATGTTTCAAATTCGTTTTTAAATTTGTGTAAAGTATCTGGCATTTCACCAAGTTTACCGTTTACATAATCTTCAGCTTGTTGGTGTATCTCGGTGCCGCGTTGTGCAGCGGGCCCGGATTCTTCGCGTATTTTTTTTACTTTAGATATGTATGTTCTGTAAGCACATTCTTCAAATGTTTTTAATGCTGAGTAAGACCAAGCTGGTGTTAGTCCTAATTCGGTTGGTTTTTCTAGAGGTTTATCTTTATCAGGTCTTGTATCTTGAGTAAGTTCAATCATTTAGCTAATCCTTGATAGGTATTAGCTATTTAGTGTGTCACAGTCTCGAGTAGTTTGCCATCTTTTTCAGTAAAGTATGTGGCTACTAATTGATCATATTGTTCTTGATCTATGTTCCACATTACCTCTACGCCTTTTATTGGGTTTGAATTTTTACTGCCAACCGGGCGTTTGCGGATACGTTTTACACCGTTTCGTTCTATCTTTTTAACAAACTCTCGTTGTGACAGACGTGGTGTTTGTTCTGTTTGAACGTGGTATATAGTTCTTAAGTGTTCTGTAGGTATTATTGAGTAGTCTTCTTGGGTTTCTTTTATCCAGTTTTTGATTACTCTTTGAGCAGTCATAATTTCAGAAGCATTAAAAGTATTGCTAACTGATACTTCTAAGACATCTGCAAAGAATCCTATGTTGCCGTCTTTTAGTGCAGCACAAAACTCTTCTAACAATGACATAGTAACAGTCTTCATAGCTGTTTTAGCATCATTGTTTATACATGTACGTACAAGTTTGTTTTGTACTTTGAATTCTTGTAACACACCTGCAAACAACAGCAACTCTTGTTCCAGGTCTTCGATGTGTTCGATTACTTCTGGATATACTTCTTCTAGTTTCTTTTCTTGGCGAGGTGCAACGTTGTAGCGCCGGTCCCCGTCTTCTATCTTAACTGCGTCTGGTCTGTTAGTTAAGAATATAAAATTAGTGTAGCTTGGTAGTTCGTGTTGGTTGCTGCGCATAGCTCGTATTGCAAGCGTCTTCTCTGTTATTTGATTCTTTAGTTTGTCAGCCATTTTTATAGTGCCAGATGCTGAGTCTGCCATACGAAACTCGTCAACTATTAAGAACAAAGCTGAACGCATGTATAAGTTGAATTGTTCTTCAATATTTTGCAGCGAACGCATTGGCACATGTTCGTCGCCAAAGAGAGGTTTAAGTATATGACTGTAGAAGATACCTTTACCTGTACCTGGGACACCTGTCAGTATCCAGGCTGTCATTGCTTTTGTTTTAGTTTGATATACATAAGCAAGCCAGTTTATAAAGTATTCAAATTCTAGCTCGCCGTTGCCAAGTATGTGAGATATAAGTTTGTATGTAAGTGGACAATGCTCAGACATTAATTTAGCTGTGCCAACTTCATACTGCTGCGTTTCTTTAGCAGCTAACATGTATTTTGTTTTACGATACATGTTTACATAATATGGTGCGGTGCTTAAATTTACAGCCGGGCTTTTATCTGTGGGATCAAACACAACCCTGGCGTCTGGTACAAACGTTGGATTGGTTCGTCCGTGAGAACGCATAAACCCTTCTATTGATGTTTTACTTGTTGGTATAAGAGGATAATGCTCAGTAAATTGATTTAGGTTTGGGTCAAACAATCCATTGTAGTATGTGTCAGTATAGTAATCGCGCAGCACAATTGGCTGCACAGCACGTCCCGCTTCTTTTATTTCTTCCTCATATGTATCAAATACAGATAAGTAGAAATCTTTGTCAGCTTTCTCTATTTCAAAGATAGGTTCGTCTTTAAAATTATACATGTATGTAGGATCATTAATGTTAAAGTAATAAGCATTGCTGTCACCACCGTTTATGTTGCAGCGAATGTAAGGGCTCGATGATTCATCTGCAATAGTGATGGACATTTTGTCTGGGTTAGTTAGTATTTCTTCTGGCTTATTGTCTACTGTTGCTATTTGTATGTTAGCTTTTACTTTTTTAAATCCTATGTCTTTTCTTAACTTGTTCTTTAACTCTTGTCCTTTTTGAAAGCAAACTTCTGGGCTGATGCTGCCCATCATTGCTGCAAGGTTTATTGACGACGCACTACGTTCCACCAAAACGACCCGCTCTAATTGGGGGGAGAACGGATCGTTGGTGGCTTCATCAAACGTAGGAGGAGCGATGAAGATGATCTTCGAGTTGTCAGCTACTGATGTGTCAAGTGGATACTTGAGGGCATGGCTGTTGCTAGACAATTCGAGTTGGGAACTAAATAGTTCCGAAGTATAGTTAACATGTTGCAGCCATAACTTAACTGATTTGGCTGGCATTGGTACGCTTAATAGCATAAAGATGTGTAGAGATACTTTAGTCTCTTTAAGTCCTAAGCTAGCTGATGCTTGTGCAATGTAACTTATGTTTTGCATTTCTTCGGGCAGATTCATAATTATCTGCTCAGCCATAAACTCAACATCTACAATAGTCAAATTTGCTTTTTTAGGGTTGTAGTTTGGTAGCACGATGCCGTCTAAATCTAAAACTAATAGGCTTGTATACGCCGCCCTGTCAGATAACCCAGCCCTGCTTTCGTTTAGGATAGGACGTTTTAATGGGCCCTTTAACATGCAGTGCCCTTTGTTACCATGATCTATTATTAGATCTTTTAGTTCTTTCAATCCGTCTTTTGAGGTCGGAATGTTATAATGATGGGAAGTAACTGCTTTAACGTGGGGGTATGGAGTAAAGGTGTTGTCTTTTTTATAGAGCTTACTAAGCCTGAGACCGTTGCTGGCCTCTAAAAATGTAATATCCACTAGATCCTCCTACGAATCTTTTGACTGTTTTTTATCGTAAATTTCTTTACGATCTATATATACTTCTTCGTTAGCATCAAAAGCCAATCTAACTTGATTACCTTCTATTTTTATTATTTTTATAGTAGTAATGACGCCACCATAATCATGGACGATTATTTCCTGGCTTGATTTCCTTGTTAATACTAGTCTGCTCATTTGGAGTAGCATACATCGAAACCACCCTCCGCGTCCAATGGTAATGCAGGGGCCCACTTAGGTTGTATGCACATAGCATAGACTAGAGCATCCATGTTACGTTGTGCATCCTCTTGGGGCCCTAATGCAATGATCTCATCGTGTACAGTTAGCACAATTTTTAGCTCGGGTAATGACTCTTCTATGCGTAACATAGCGTCAGTGATTACTATTCTGGACAAAGCTTGTACAATGTTCTCGGTGATACGACCGCCCCAAGTACTTTGTCGTTTGCCACCAATTGTGTAGAAATGGTCATTTCCCCATATTTCTAAATTGGGATACCAAAGAGACATGCCGTTCGGCAGCACAATACGGCTGTCTTGTATTTCAAGGCAAGCGTATTTGTTTACAAAGCAAAACTTATCAGCTGTTTGTTCAAGTAAATTTGTAGCTCGTTTCCAGAAGCTGGATATACCTGGGTATGTTGTACGATACGTTTGCACGACGCGTTGGGCTTCGTCCAGGTCCATATTGATGCCAGCTGCTTTGACTGTTGCTTGGAATTTGTCTGGGCCCATGCCGTAGCCAAGGCCAAGGATAGCAGTTTTGCCTACAAAACGCTCAGTTGGGTTGTCGTGCTTGTTAATTGGTTTGTCATATATAACTGATGCGAAGTTAGAATATACGTCAACGCCATCCTTGAATGACCGCAGCAGTTCGTGTTCACCTGCTAACCATGCAAGCATGCGAGCTTCGATGTTTGACAAGTCAGCTACATACACAAACATGTTATCAGGTGCGGTAAGTGCTTTACGTAGTATTGAACCACGGGGTAGGTTTTGTAGGTTGATTTTTTCTGTACCGCCAAAACGACCAGTGTGTGCTGCGTAGTAACGAAGAGGTGCAGGCATGGTCCCTTGAGGTGTGACTGCATCAATGAAGCGCTGCGCCCGGGTCTCTGCAATGCGACTCTTGACTGCAGTGCGTGCATCCCAGATGTGCTGCAGTTCAGGGTACATGCGTTGCATCTGTTTGAAACCAGGGTCGTTCTTACCAAAGGCTGGTATAGTTTTGCCGGTGCGAGGACTTACTTTAGTAGCTGGTGTAATGTCTATAGATTCTAGGTGTTCTTTGAATTGTTTATCGCTGCCAAGGACCTTGCGGCTAAGGCCAGATGCTTGTATAATATTGTCATTCCTTTCGATTTCTTCGTCTCGGTACTTGATTAATAGATCACGGTCCACGGTCAGCTGTGGCTCGCAGAACATGCGTGTTGTCATGTCTATTAGCTTGAGTTCTTTGCGTGGGAATTTGTAAAATAATTCTTGGTAAATGGCATATGTTAGATCGACATCTTGTATACAGTATCCTGCTATTAATTCTTCTATATCCGGGGGTAGGTCTCTTACACCTTTCGCAGTTACGAGCTCATCTCCCTTACGCATTGACTCATCATCAGGAAACAATCGAGTTGCCACGTCCTTTAAACGGGCGCTCTCGCCAGGATACAAACCGCGACTCATTGCAGCAGTATCAATATACATCCTAGGTACTAGTCCGTAGTATTGAGTTAGTATGTAAGCATCAAAGGGTGTGTTGTGGCAAACTAAGTCAATAGATGACCAGTCAAGAATGTTAAGAAATGTTTCAGTTTCGTCTTCGCCGTACCATTCTGTAGGGCCATCTCCTACTTTGATGCCAACACCCCAGACTTTAAACCGTTCGTCCTTCACATACTCCATAGTGGACATTTTAGTCAGACTAAATTGTGGGTCGTAATAAGTTTCAAAGTCTAGGGTGATGAGCATATCAATATCCTATTGATCAAGTAGGTGTACAAGGTCGTGGTAATCCCAAAGAACGTATTTTGTAATATGTTCTTTGAGGAAACCTTTCATGAGGTCTGGACGGCCGCTAGCTGGCACTCCATTGGCAGCAGTAAAGTTGTAATATAATAGATCCATCATGCCTCCGGGCTCTAATATATTATCAGCAATTTGCTCAGCAACGAATGCTAACATAGTTTTGTTGTGATCAGGTGGCATTTCTCGTTCCATGAACATACGAGTTAGCTCTTCGATCTGTCTGTCGTAGTCATTGACGCCGTCTGGTTCTACCCAGGACAAAGGCTCCTCATCGAGCCCAGGTCCTGATTGGTCAAACCTACCCACGATTTTCTACCATCCAATGATATTTCTTTGGAAGTTGATCAATAGTTAATGGGGCTTCTGGCAATACTTTGTCTAAAGCTGCTAAGAACTTAAGTGTGACAGGGCGTTGCTTGTAGATAGTTTGTTCAAACTCACCTCGACTGATACCCATTTTTTTGTACATATCTACATGACGTAGGTTACGTTGCTTCATTCGAACTTTAACTTCTTTGTAGTTGAGATACATTATGCATCCTCCATGTAAGTGACAGTGCCCCAAGGGGCTTCATGTTTTTCGGTAGAGACCCAAAGAACTGGGTACTCTGGTTCATCTCCAAAGTCGTTTGACTCTAGATCGGTCAAGTAAACAACTGCTACCACGTCGGGGTAATGTTCACTGATGTAATCAAAAGCGGGTGAGAACCTAGTTCCGCCACCGCCTTTGAGTTCTGGTACATACTCATGTGGGTCACAACCTTTGTCAAGCGTAACGGCATCGGTTACATCTGTGTCACATTGTAGTATGTGTATAGCTTGTGGAGCGCATTGTTGCATGACGGCAGCAGCTTCGGACCAAAATGTCTGCGCATACTCGACGCATGATCCACTTGTGTCGAAGATAACTGCAATCTCGCCCAAGCCCTCGGCATACATACTAGGAAGATACTCGTCTTCAGATATGTAAGCACGGTTGGGTTTGCGCCAGGTGTAGTCGTCGTCGATCATGTCAGTAAAGAAGGGCCACATGATTGTGCGCCAGTCAATCTTGGGCTCGAGTGCTGCGCCAACAAGATCAGAAAGACTGCCGGGGAGCTTGCCTGCTGCACGGGCAACTTCCGCTGCTTGTTGTATTGAGATGTTCCAATCAGCCTCGAGTGCTGCACCGGATGTAGGTGTCAACGATCCCTGTCCAGGGTCCATGACCAAGCCCCACATAGGCGGGTTCTTTCCTTTTGATGGTCTGTCGTCGTCACCTAGCATGTTGTAAATTGCTTCGGCTGTCATGTCACGATACTGTTCATCGTGTATACCACCGTCAGGTAGTATGAAGCCTTGTTCCAAGAGGTGTAGATTGATTGCATGATCACAAGCAACGTTCCATAACTCAGGGTCTCGTTCGCCGCGACGCAGTGGGTGTGATAGTACACAATGCATTACTTCGTGGGCGACAAGACCTAGGGTCTGATGGCTTGATTGTTTTGCAATAAACTTTGGGTTGAATACCAGTCGCTCCATGTCGGTACCAGCGGTTGGTATGTCTTCAGTTTCTACAAGTTTGAGCTTGATAGCCAACGTGCCAAAGAACGGTTGTTCAATAAGCAAGTTGGCACGAGCTCTGGTCATTTGATCGTAAGCCATCATTTCCATAGTTACAGTCCTAGTAAGTTAGATGTGAGTATTGCTTGGTTTGCCTCCGTTGCATCGAAGTCAACTTCTTGACGCACCGTTGCAGCGCGTTCTTTGCGTGTTTGTTTTTGATGCATTTTCTGTATGACGTTGTCAGGAAGCAGCTTCTCGATACCAGGCCAGGCTTCGATTGCTTGCTTGACTGTGTTGCAGTTGTTGAGAAGAGATTCAATCTTTTTGTCAAACGTTTTTCGTTTTTCGTTATGTTCTTCGCGGGCTTTGTGATATTTGTCAATTATTCCATTGGCTTTTTCTACGCAGTCAGCTTTGAAGTCTGTCGTGTGTATACCACTAGACCAACCATTGTTCCACATTGGAAATAAACGTGGAGTGTCAAAGTTAACTTCGAAATACGATGCGTCTTTTAGCCTGTGGTAACTTTGACGTTCACCGTCTCTGTCAAATGATGGGCTGCCTGTTATAAATCTAACAGATTCTTGTTTTCGAGTAGCGCTATCAGCCATAATCTTAGCTGTCTTCCATGTATTTGTATCTAAAGTAAATTGAGCTAAAGATTCAAGTGCTGGTGTAGCATTGTTGATTGCTTGTACAAAAGGTGAGTCAAGGTATGCATTGTGAAGGAAGTCTTTCTCTTCATTTGTTGGTTTTGTAGCGTGGTTTACGTTGTCCCAAGCTATCATTGCTTCACGATTGAGACTGTGTCGTAGTTCATTAGTCATTCTTACTGATGCCATGGTGATGTCCTCGGTTGATTGATGAAGGCCCGTTGAGCGTGTAAGGTAGGCGAAACCTTTGCAAAGATCGGCAATGCACACGTTGTAACTTGACAGCAATTAAGCAGCTTATCGGCCAATATTTGAACTTCGCTGATGAAGTCCCGCGTCACGCTAAAAGATGCTGGCGGAGCTTCCGAAATAGCCTCCACCCCGTCCCAGCTTACGCAGTCTCAACTACGGATTTACAGTTTTCTCTAAGTCGTTTGTTTGCAGGGAGTGATCCTGCTCCTCATCGGGTGACCAAACCCCGACTAGCCAGTTACCACGCTGGCACGCTGGTTAGACCAAGACATTTGCGTTGTCAGCTGTCCACTGTGTGAACGATGCGTGCTGAAGCAACGTTTTGTCTTTGGCCAATGAGTCACGCACGACGATTACCTGGTATTCTGCAGGCATGCGTCTTGCGAATTGCATTATCGCTTTGAACGTCGTTTGATCTGCACGGGCAGCAAGTGCGCCGGCTACTGCAAAACAGATAGACGTGTCGGATGGTACAGTTACAGATGATGGTGCGTTGATGCATTTGTCGATGTCAGGCATGTCATTGATCATCTTTTTGAATGCAACGAACTCACCGGCAGGACCGTCGCCGATGAGCGATGCGCAACCATAAAACTCTTCATCATGTGTGCCGCCGAAGAAAGGCAGCTTGCGATTGAGCATCTCCCATGACCGGGGCGTGGGGAATGCAGCTTGCGATACGTCCATATCATGTAGGAGTTTAGGACGGTAACGCAAGAAGGCAGTGATCGCCGGGTCAATGCCTGCATTCACGGCCCACGCACACCAGTCATCGATGTTGGCCTCGAGGGTGTAATGCGCAAAGCGGTTCTTGACCGGAGTGGGCATCTCGTTGACCGCTGCACGATCAACTGACCTGTTGCCATTGGCGACAATTACTGTGTTGGGTGGTAGCTTGTAGCTGCCGATTTGTTTGTCAAGGATGAGTTGTAACAAGCCATTCATAGTTGCTTTACTTGCGTTAGGCAGCTCTTCGATGGCCAGGACAACAGTGCCTTGGTAGTTACTATCGGGATAATCTTCTGGTATACCGTAGCGAGTGCGGTATGTGCCGTCTTCTTGCTCAACTACTTTGAGGCCGCCGCGTATGTCAACCGGGTCAAACAGGTTGGCACGCAGCTCGTATAGTTTTGCATTGAGTTGGCGAGCGATGCTGTATGTTACTTGTGACTTACCAACACCTGGTGGGCCCCAGATCATTGATGGTATGTCAGCTTTGGCATTGGCCATCAGCTCATTGTCGAGTTGTGATGCACGGATTGTACGCATGTAAGTCTCCTACTTGGTTGGTTTATAATAAATCTAGATCAGCTGCAGCTTGTATTTCGTTTAAGTCTTGTATGTTATCTAGCGCTGAGTTAGCGTCCATTAACAGTAAAGATACGATAGCTAACAGGATATCTGTTGGGTTGTTTTTGATAGTGTCAGTAAACCAATACCAAAAGTTTCTTAGTTTTTGTGTCGCATTAATTGTCTGTGTCATCTGTCATTTCCTCTTTGCCATTTGTTAATCGATTGAAGATTGCATCAACTCTGTTGATTTGTGTTGCAATTTCTACTTCTGTTTGCAGCAGAAATATTTCGTTTTCTGTAACGTCAGCAAGTTTGCCTGCAACAATTTTTTCAGCTATGCCGTGTAGCACACTCTCTTCGTATGCGTCGTTTGGCATTGCTTCTTGTAGTAGTTCGTTTAATTCATTCATCTGCAAATCCCTCGTCAACTAGTGATTGTTTAAGTTCATCAATTGCGTCTTGTATTTCTTGTAGTTCTTGCTTGTTTTTTTCACGGTGCAGTATTTCATTATAATCGTGTGTTTCTTTATGTAGTCGCTCGTGTTTGATTATCTGTTGTACATCAGACGCCGTTAGTTGTGTTTCTGCTGCTTCAGTGATGTCTTCTATCGCTTTAGCTAGTCGTTCAGTGTTATGTGCTATAGCTTCGAGCCATCTGACCATTACATGTTCATACATATCTCACCTCATTATTGCTTGCATCATTTCGTTTAACATATATCCGAGTGTTATCCATACGACAACATCTACCCAATCCCAGTCGTTCATATTTACCTCTGCACGCTGTAAGCCCTGGCTCTGAAAAACCCCACTAGCCGAAGCTAGCAGGGTTGGTTAGTTAGAACGAAGCTTTTACTTTGTCGTTGAACTCGGACTGAGCTACGTCAGCGTTGCGTTGAACGTTGACTGGCTTGTGTCGTTGCATGTTGAACTTAGCATCGCGAGTCATGTTGTTGAGAATGGCTGCGCGAACTTGTCGTTCATTGATCTCGTAGTCAGTGCCGTAGGTGGCATTGATGTCGAGAAGAATGTCACGACATAGCCGCCATTGTCTGCCCAAGTATGGGGTAGATGACTCAAGAGTATCTTTGAAGTTAAGCTGCTTGTCTGACAAGTTTGTCTTAGAACAAATGTCATCGTAGGCTAGGCAATTTTTGCACCAGTCTGCGATCAAGCGATTGGCTGCACCAGCAAAGCTGTACAACATGCCATTCGCCGGGCGAGCTGAGTTACCGCTTGCTGCGACATGAGTCGAAGTAAAGAACGGAACTAAGAAGTCAATGCCTGAGTCTTTCTCGCTATTGTAGTTCTCGATGTCGTCGTCATGCGGAACTTGCGAGTTAGCTGCAGTTTTGTAATACAACAAAGCTTTCTCAACGATGTCCTCTCGTGGAACGAGGTTGCCGTTGTCGTCAAGACGATATGTATCAAACAAGTAAGCTGGATAGTCAGCGGTATGCACAAGTCGAGCGGCTGCGCCGTCGGGATCTGCATTGGTATCTTGAGTGTACATGTCTTGAGTTGTTTCTTTAGCGTATACAACTTCTTTAGTTTCTACTTCTGATGGGTCAAAGTGTGTGCTTTTCATAGTTGTGTTTCCTGTAGTTGATTAAGTTTGTCTTCGGTTTTTTCGAGAATATCTGCAGGGTCTTGCGCTCCCTCTTCGTTATCCTCTGGCTGTCGCCATGCTTCTGACAGCATAAAGCCTGTCAAAAATTCTCTTCGTGATAGTACTCTTGGTGGTTCGTTCATATGCACCTCCTACAATGCATGGTTAGTAATAAGGTGTATGTATTCACCAGATGGTCATAGCACTTACACTGCGGGGTGGTACAGATTTACGGTCTGCCCTACTGATGCTCAGGTGATCAAGCTTCGCACTGAATACATACAATAAAAATTAGTAAACTGATGTTGGAAATATGGTGGTGTACAAGCCCTGTTCATAAAGCGCTTCTTGCATATCAAGTGCTCTTGAGAAGGGCAGGTTGACTGCTAGATGTTGCGAGGGGTGCAAGATCTCTGTTGAATCTGGATGAATCCTACTGACGTCATCTACGATTCGTTTTATGTCGCTAAGGCGTAAGTCTGCGAAGCACTCTTTTCGTGCTCCGCTGTTGTTTAAGTTTTTGATGGCGTCGATTCGAGCTTTAGCGTCGTAACGGCCTTCTCTGTCGTCGAAGTATCCGTCTAGTCCTATAGCTGCGACGATCCAGTTACGTCTTTGTTGGTAGTCTTCGATTGTTGGTAGTTTCTTTATGTTCATGTTTTAGTCCTTTAGTTTATTAATAACTCTTACTTAGCCTATCGACATCTGCCGAAGGCAGTGTCGCTTACTGTCTAGTGGCACGCTGTGAGCAGCACACGGTAAAACCAGGAATAAAAAAAGATGATGGCCTGTCAGGACTCATCATCTTCAGTTGATACTGCTGTGATTGATGGCTTGTTATCTGGTGATAGTATTGTGGAGCCAGGATCCTCTTGTTCCCAACGTTCCAGAGTGCGGTATGCATCTTCCTCTGCCATGTACTCGGTGTCGCGTGACCATGGCTGTGGTATGAACATGTTGCAGTCCCAATCCCACTCAGTACATACTTGTCCTACGTAGTAGCCAGCTGCTGAATGCATGACGCAGTACGGAGATACTTCTAGTATCACGTCGGTTGCGTCAAAATCAGATATGACTATGTTGTTTTGAGCTGCTGACATCCAAGCTTGGGTATTAGTATCGATCATTTTGTATACTCCTAATATATAATTAATAACAGACACCAGACATATCGCCAATTGCCGAAGGCAATGGCGCATCTTTTATCTTTTAGGATCTAGATGATAAGACGGACTGGTTTGTGGCACGCTGAAAGCGCACGCTGATAGGTTTATGCGAACTAAGGGCCGAAGCCCCTAGAATGGTATGTCTTCATCCCAATCTTCGCTGCCGCTAGGGATGAAATCGTAGGCGAGAATGTCGTCTTCTATAGCATCGAGGATGTTCTCAAATGTGCTGGTCTCTTCGCAAGTCAGCTCATCATTGTCTATCGCTCGGCGTATAGAAGCGGCTTCATCTATGAGCTCTTGAAGCTCAGTCGGTATTGTATTCATAAGCTATCCTTGCCCCTAGAATAGAGGCTGTTGTGGGTTATCGTACTCGACCAAGCGGCCAGGTTTATCCAAGGCCTGCATGGTAGTGATCATGTTGCGAGTGCCAGGTGAGCTGCCATCCCAGAATGCAACGAGTGCATCTGCGTGGCTGGCCATGCGGGCATTGCGCTCGTAGCCAGCGGACTTGCCGTATCTTGCCCAGTTAGCTGGGAAGAGATCGAGTTGGCAGCCGCGCTCTTTGGCATAGCGTTCGCCAAGTTGATCAGCGCCGCGTGCTGTGCCGCTGACAATGTGGACAGTGGCTAGATCTTTGTTAGCTAAGAGATGATCAAGCTTGCGCTTAAGCAGATCGTAGTCGTTGAAAGATCTTGAGCCTGCAACAATAACTTTGAACATAAGATGTACTCCATTAAGTAATTAATAATGTTGAATTGACATATCGACTGCGACGAAGGAGTCAGTCGGCAAAGGGATGGATAGAATCATTAGCCCAAGCAGCAGCTCGTACTAGCACATCGCCATGGCATGGTTGAGGGGAGCAGTAACAAGCTAGTTGCTTGCCATGCAAATCCGCTAACCTACACATAAGTTCATAGCCAGTTAGATCGTGCTTTAAACGATTCCAAAGATGGACTCTATACTTTGCTATAACGTCCTCGCGAGTGCCATCAGGCCCGATGCGATATGGGTTACCCCACTCGCTACCTCGGCCGATGTACACAGCGTTAGGAACTTTATCTTTAACATGGACTACAGTAGCCATAAGCACCTCTTAAATAATTAATAACATTGAGTTGACTTACCGTCATTTGCCGAAGGCAATGGCGCTAGAAGTATGTAGCTATACCTAAGCCTTGCACTATGATCATTGCAAAGCCTAGACAGATTGTGAAGATTGCTAACGCCTCTGCGGCGTAAGACAGCGTCTTCCTAAGCATCCGTTGTCTGCGTGTAAGCAAGCGATGCTTGCGTCTGTACCGTGCTGATACTGCATAGCGATTCTTATTCATGATCGTCTCCTCCAAAGTATGCTTCTATGAGAATGTAGATAGCTAATGATCCAATGATAAAGGTTGTAGTCATGGTGATCTCCAAAGTTAAAGGTCAAGTGCTTCGATGAAGTAGCGGCCATCTCTGCGACGGACAGAGTTGATAGCATCGTGATGGTCAAGTTCTGGGCAGCATTGACGCATGTTGATGTTAAAGCGAAGGCTTTTCATACCTTCTACGCCACGGGCATCCAGGCTAGCGATCCAGTGTGGATTGACGACTTCATACCACGTTACGCCTACGTCGTGTCCACTAGTTGAGTTGTTGTTAGTTACTGTGTGTGAAATCTTTTGGATGTTATTCATGGTGATCTCCTAGTTTGTGCACCATTGAGTGGGTCTGTGCACCATTTCGTGCACCATTTCGTGCACCATTTAGCAATCGTAAGTTGTTGATTGCCATTTGTTAATTGTGTTTGTGCACCTTGTGCACCCTTTTTTTAAGTTAAGTTGTAATTTAGTAGTATTAATAAAATAAAGGTATATATATAAAGCATGTACGAAAAATGGTGCACATCGTGCACAAGGTGCACAGATGATTGCAAGTTGTTGATTGTCAACTGTTTATTTTCGTGCACCCAAGCAATTGCAAGGGTGCACAAGGGTGCACAGCATTTATTAGTTGTTTTCAGGCCGTCCTTGCTCGGCTTCGCGGTCGTCGCAGTACTCGTTCCAAGCCTCTTGGCGGAACTCGTTGTCGTCTTCAGGGTAGAAAACTCTGTCGGAACGGTTGTTCCAGACATTATTCATGTGGTTGAGGATGGTATTGTTCTTGAGCAACTGCTCATTGAACTCGATCTTGCGCTTGATCTTGCGCATCTCGATGGCGGTAAGTGCGAAGTGCGCTATGGCAGCGCCCATGAGGCCAGGTAGGCCAGCGATTAGGAAGTTGATGAAGTATAGAGAGATGATTACGGTAAGTTTAAACATGATGAACTCCTGATTAGATAATAGACAATAGACAATTGGTAAGTGATAGGTGACGACGGCCTAGTAATGACCGTCCATCTGCAACATGATGTCCGCATAGATGAGTGCGTTCATGTCGTGAACCAAGTCACCGATGGTATCCAGTTCGAAGACCACGAGTGCACCCACAACACCAGTGATGATGGCTGGGTTGTTTGCGATTACTCGGATAGTAGATAGGATGCGTTGCTTAACAGATGCTTTAGTAATAGTAGGTAACATAAGATGTACTCCTGATTAAATAATAAACAATTAATAACATACATATGACATATCACGACGCCGAAGGCGGAGTGTTTTTTTGATACAAGGTTCCAGGGGGTAAATCTGCAAGAACAAGGTTCCAAAGCAAAAAAGGGTGCGGGGGTGTGTCTGTGGGTACAGGTAAAACAATGCGTGAGCGATTCAGATTACTTTTTCAAATTTTTTTTTCTGCAAATTTTTTTACAGCGTGTATACTCTAGCGCATGTCAGATAAAAGGACGTGCGCAAAGTGTGGCGTTGAAAAAACGTTGGACGCGTTCAGAGCGAATGAAGGCAAGCGCACAATAAAAACATGTCAAGACTGTCTGGAACTGCGAAAGCGCAGGCGCCACAGTAGCTCTCCCGCCGCATATTTAGCCAATCTAATAAACCAGTCCAAATACCACCGCAACAAACTACAAGAAATAGAATACAAACTAACTAGCGAAGATTTAGAAAAGATTTGGGAAGAGCAAGAAGGCAGGTGCGCTTTGTCAGGTGTCTACTTAACACACCACAGAGACGGCGATGGTGCAAAAGAGTTTAACGCGTCGATAGATCGCATAGATCCCAATGGTTCTTACACAAAAAACAACGTACAATTGGTAGCGTACCGTGTAAATTTCTTAAAACATACCCTTTCTGAGGATATGTTGTACTGGTGGGTCAAAAATATCCACGATTTCTCTTGTGACTAACACATAACTAGGCTAACATCCAATACTATTATGGAATTAGAATACGATATTAACTACTTCTTAGCTATAGAAGGTCTAGATGACGCAGTTATAGGCACTGCATCTAGCACATCAAGCGGCCAAGAGGTATTAGCGTACGATTTTGATCTAGCTGTAGAGATTCTACAAGCTCAAGACTGGTCTAAAGACGAAGTTGAGGCTTGGTTAGAGAACTCTATCCCTGATGCTGGCACTAATCAGCCAGTTTTTGTCTACAGAGATGCTAATGTTAGAGAGCAACTTAGAGAAAACAAGCGAGACAAGCGACTTCTCAACTGAAGCCGAGCTGTCCCACACAGAATTTCAGTCATTTATGCCCTACATGGGCCTAAATATTAACGACCTTACTGTCCAACAAGAAAAACTAGTGCAATTAGTGGCCAGCGGCATGTCTGTTGCCGCCGCAGGGCGAGCAGCCGGTTATGCAACGCCCAATGCAGCGCGTGAAGCTGCACGGCGACCCGCTGCAGCGAAGGCTTTAGAGTTCTTACGCGAAGAAATGCGCGAAACCGTAAATTTTAAGCGCGAAAACGCGCACATGATGTACATGGAAGCGTACACATCTTCGGCAAACGCCACAGAAATGAAGAACACTGTAGATTCGCTAGTAAAATTGCATGGTTTAGCTACACCTGACAACTCCACACAGATAAATATCAACGTTCAAGGCACAAAACAACTAGAACGCATGTCAGACGCCGAGTTACTAAAGCTAGCTGGACAAAATACAAACTATTTAGAACCATCTTCGGAGGGCTAATGGCCACTACTAAGTTGTATAACGCCAAGAACCCTAAAACTGTCCAAGTCGGACGTAAAAAGCGCAAGAAAAAGAAAGATTGCGGCTGTAAACACAAGAGGTAATTGCTATGCCAGGAACTAACAAGAAAAACCTTAAGAAGCCTACTAAACTAACTGCGAAGCAAAAAAAATTGCCTGCGTTTTTGCAGAAAAAAATCGCCCAGAAAAACAGAGGTAAAAAATAATGGTCGCACCATTAATAGGTGGCATAGCCCAAGGAGCAAGAGCAGTATCTGCTTACGGTAAAACACCAGCCGGTCAAAAAACTCTTAGCAGTTTAAGAAGAGTAGTATCTAGCTCTGTAAAAGCTGATCGGATGGGGGAACAAGGTAGGCAGGAGAAACTAGACATGGGTAAAGATCTGGCTGCAAAAACAGTATATGCAGCGACAGGCTTTGATGACCGTGATGCAGCTAAACTCGAAAGCATGATCGGGCAGGAATATAAAAGAGATCCTGTAGGTGAAGCCCTTTCAAATATGGGTTTAGTAGATAAACAGATCAAAGACCCGTTTGCTGAAGAGTACCTTAAGATATTATCCGAAGGTAACGACATGCAAGCCAAAGGGGTACTGATGCAGAGCGAAAACACGTTCTTTAGTACGCAAGATGCTATAGACGACCCACTCGAGTACATACTTAGTTTAGAGATACCAGACAGTCCGCAGGCTACACAAAAGGTTGCCCCGGAGAAAGGTATGTCTGTAGGCATAAGTAAACTTAGATAATTTAGATAATAGGAGAACATAGTAATGGCAGATCCACGTTATATAGTAGTAAAAGAAGTAGTAAAAGGCGTAAGCAGATTGGTTACTAAGGCAGTTAAGCCGAAACCTAAGCCGAAACCTAAGCCGAAACCTAAGCCTAAGCCTAAACCAAAAGAAGAATCTTTAGATAATGTGGGAAGAATACGTGCGGCACGCGATCAAAATTTAAAAATACAAGAAATGCAGAAAAAGCTAAACGCACAAAAAAAGAATGGAAGTTAATAAACTAGAGTGCGTAAGGTGTAAGAACCTGCACCCTGAAACTTTATACGCCGGCAATGACCGGCTTTGTGTTTACTGTAAGGCCGATGATGCAGAAAGAATCCCCGCCCCCAATGAAACGGGCGAAAAAAACAACGAACAACCAATTGAAGCATCAGTTGAGGAAAAAGCAAAGGCTGAACTCGCGCTCAGATTTCTCACGAGAAAACGTCTTTTGCCATTTGTCGAGCGATTCAATCCAGACTACCAAGCAGGATGGGTCCACAAAGACATTTGCCAGCGTTTGGAAAAATTTTCAAAGGATGTGGCGGAGAAAAAGTCACCACGGTTAATGCTCTTTATGCCGCCCCGACACGGTAAGAGTACTTTAGCTAGTGTTGCATTCCCCGCATGGCACTTAGGACGTAACCCGAGCCACGAGTGTATCAGCTGTTCATACTCAGGCTCGTTAGCTATGACGTTCAGCCGTAAGGTTCGTCAGCTATTACGAGAAGAATCGTACAAGTCTGCGTTTGATACGCGACTTGATCCAGATAGCCAGTCTGCCGAAGCGTGGTTAACAACCATGGGTGGCGGATATGTAGCTGCAGGTGTAGGCGGCGGTATCACAGGTAAGGGTGCACACATACTCCTTATCGATGACCCCGTAAAAAATAGGGACGATGCCGAATCTCAGAACGGCCGAGAGGCTAACTGGGACTGGTATACGTCAACCGCATACACACGTCTTGCCCCTGGCGGCGGCGTGTTGGTAATCATGACGCGATGGCACGATGATGACTTAGCAGGACGATTACTAAAGGCTGATGCCGAAGGAGGTGATCAGTGGGAGTTGGTCCGTTATCCAGCAATAGCGGAAGAGGACGAAGATTATAGGTCCACGGGCCATGCTCTCCACCCAGAACGCTACGATACAGAAGCGTTAGACAGAATACGAAAAGCCGTTGGCCCTAGAGATTGGTCAGCGTTGTACCAACAAAACCCAGTTGCCGATGATGGTGATTACTTTACAAGGGACATGATCCAGTACTACGACTGGGAAGATGTAGATATGGACCATATGCGTTACTATTGCGCATGGGATTTGGCGATAGGCCAAAGAGACCGTAATGACTACACAGTAGGTATGGTTGTAGGCGTAGACCAGTGGGACAACTTGTACGTGGTAGATGTCATACGCGGTAGGTTCGATGGCTTTGAGATAGTAGAAACCATACTAGATGTATATGAACAGTGGAAGCCATCTATAATAGGAATAGAAAAAGGCCACATAGAGATGGCACTTGGCCCATTCCTAGAGAAGCGAGTAAGAGAACGTGGGTTAACGCAGGCGTACTTTAAAGATCTAAAGACAGGTCGCCGAGATAAAGAAGCCCGAGCAAGAGCTATACAAGGTAGGATGCAACAAGGCATGGTTTATTTGCCGAAAGACGAAGTATTTACTGGGCCACTGGTGGCGGAGCTATTACGGTTCCCCAACGGCGTACACGATGACCAAGTAGATGCTTTATCTTGGATCGGCCTTATGATGGCTGAGTTTAGTTCTTATGTAGATACAGTAGATCACGTACCATCTTGGAGAGATCGTCTAGACTATTTAACTAAATCTGACCGCAGCAAGTCTGCCATGAGCGCATAATATGTATAAGGACAAAAAGAAGAAGCTATCCCCAGGCGAAGAAGAACGTATATCGCGTGAGCAGTGGGACAGGTATACAAGAGCTAGAGATAACGGCCATCTAGAGTTTGTAGACATGGCAAAAAAATGCGACGCATACTACCAAGGTGAGCAGTGGGACTATGCAGATGTAGCTAACCTTGACGCTGAAGGCCGACCTGCATTAACAATCAATACTATCCTACCTACAATCAACACAGTACTAGGCGAGCAGTCTACTAGACGCGCAGACGTACAATTTAAAGCTAGGCGGAACACAGACAACGAAACAGCCACAGTGCTTACGAAGCTGTTTATGCAGATAAGCGACAATAACAAGTTAGATTGGATAGAGAACCAAGTGTTCAGCGATGGCCTTATTATGGACGGACGCGGCTATTTCGATGTACGTGTAGATTTTAGTGACAGCACTGAAGGCGAAGTGCGTATAACAGCTAAAGACCCCCTCGATATACTTATTGACCCCGATGCTAAGGAGTATGATCCTAAGTCTTGGACTGAAATATTTGAATCCAGGTGGATGACTTTAGAAGAGCTAGAAGAAGCCTACGGTAAAAAAGCTGCTGACAAGTTAAGGTTCATAGCCGAGAACGGCAACACCTACGGTAAAGACTCTGTAGAGTACACTGAGACCCGCTATGGCGACACTGACGACAACTTTGATTATGTTGGTACGTCAATACCAAGTGAAGACGAGTACCGCATGGTTAAGTCTCTACGCATCATAGAGCGCCAGTACCGTAAGTTAATGCGCAAAGAGTTCTATGTAGACCCTACTTACGGCGACCAACGACCAGTTCCAAGCGAGTGGTCAGAAGCTAAAACTAAGAAGTTCGCTAAAACACACGGGCTAAACATCATAAGCAAAATGATGAGATGCGTACGATGGACCGTCACATGTGATAGGGTTGTTTTACATGATGACTGGTCACCTTACGAAGATTTCACAATCGTCCCATTCTTTGCGTTCTTCCGTCGAGGTAGACCTTTCGGCATGGTGCGTAACTTATTATCACCGCAAGAACAACTAAACAAAATTGCTTCCCAAGAATTACACATCGTTAACACTACCGCTAACAGTGGGTGGATGGTTGAGTCAGGATCATTAGTGGGTATGACTGCTGATGATATGGAAGAGCACGGCGCACAGACTGGACTAGTAGTCGAGTACAACCGTGGTTCTAACCCACCTGTAAAAATTCAACCTAACCAAGTCCCTACTGGGTTAGATCGCATAGCTCTCAAAGCACAAGAGAATATAAAAGCGATAAGCGGCGTTAATGATTCGATGTTAGGTACTGATGCTGCAGAAGTGTCAGGCATAGCCATTCAGGCGAAGCAGAACCGTGGTGCAGTAATGATACAAGTGCCACTTGATAACTTGCGTAAGACGCGTCAGTATCTAGCCGAAAAAGTGTTAAATATAGTACAAAGGTTCTACACTGAAGAACGTGTCATTATGATTACGGACGAAGATGATCCTATGAAGCCTAGGGAGGAGATGACAGTTAACGAAACTACTCCACAAGGCGACGTTATTAATGATCTTACAATAGGCGAGTACGACGTAGTAGTGTCTACCGCCCCTGCTCGTGATTCGTTCGACGAGATGCAGTTTGCAGAGGCACTTAACTTACGTCAAGTAGGTATAGCCATACCTGATGATGCTGTTATAGAATATAGCCACTTAGCACGTAAGGCTGAACTAGCCACTCGTATACGAGAACTCACCGGCCAAGAACCACCTACCCCAGAGCAACAAGAAGCTATGGCACAACAACAAGAGATTCAAATGCAACAAGTACAACTCGAGCTTGCTAAGATGCAAGCAGAGGTACAGAAATTGCAAGGCGAAGCTCAACTCAATATGGCTAAAGCACAGGAGACTGTTGAAATCGATCCCCAACTTAAAATGGCTGAGCTACAAGCTAAGCTACAAATGAAGCAAGAAGAACTACAACTACGTAGAGACCTTTCTTCTGCTACTAACCAATTAAGAGCTTCTCAATCTGAGCAGCAGGCAGCAGCAAGTATTGCAACCACAGTTTTGAAAACCACAAAACCCGCAGATAGACCACCAGGAGAGTAACTATGTCTGAAGTTGAAAACGAAGCCCAAGCACCTGAAGAAACATTAGCTACCATGCCCGGATCTGATAGTCACCCTATGGATGATGACCAGACTGGTATGAGCTTAGATTTTTCAGATGTGCCCGAAGAAACTACGCCCGAGCCCGAGCCCGAGCCAGTAGCTGCCGAAGCTGAACAAGAAGAAGTTGAAGCTGAAGCCACCCCCGAACCAGTAGTTGACGAGAAGAAGGAACATATGATTCCTAAAACTCGTCTTGATGAAGCGTTGCAAAAACAAAGAGCCCTGCAGAAACAATTAGAGGATATGCAGAAAGAGCAGTTTGTTGCTCCAGCAGAACCAGATACGTATGACTTCGAGTCTAAAGAGCTAGAGTACCAAGAGCTAGTTTTAGATGGGGAAAACAAGAAAGCTGCTTTACTAAGGCAAGAAATCCGTCACGCTGAAAAACAAGCACTTATGTTTGAAATGCAACAGAACGTAAATGCAACTGTTGACGAAACGGTCAATCAAACTAAACAAGGCATGGAGATAGAAGACGTAGCTGAAGAACTGGCTAGAAAATATCCTACGCTAGACCCAGAAGCTAAAGAGTTTAATGAAGAGTACATAGACGAAGTAATTGAACTTAGAGATGCGTTTATAGGTAAAGGATATGAGCCAGCTGACGCTTTGATTAGATCAGTAAAGTATATAGTAGCTGATCATAATATACCCGAATCTGGAACTACTACCCAACCACAACAAGACGAGTTAGCAAAAAAACGAGCACAAGTCGCTGCAAAACTTGAAGCTGCTGAGCAACAACCACCTGATTTAGTTGGAGAAGGCTCTTCTACCAAAGGGCAATCAGCGATTGATATATCAACCTTATCTGACGACGAGTTTGCAGCTTTGCCTGCAGCAACCTTAGCCAGACTACGTGGAGACATAGTATGAAAAAACCAATGAAACCAATGAAGCCTGCTAAAAAACCTAAAAAGACTAAACCGCTTCCTAAGCGCGGCGGTCGAGCAGCTACTAATAGGTCTAAAGGTTACTAATGAAAAAGTCCGTAGATGCACCTAAAGGGTATCATTGGATGAAAGCTGGTAAAGGGGTCAAACTTATGAAAGACCCCTCTACTGGCTACAAACCACACAAAGGGGCAAGTAAGAAAGCACCCTTTGATGTACAAATGGTACATAAAAAGTAATAAAAACTTGTGCACGTTGCAAGTTTTTGTTATAAGGTCTATTATATGTAACACCTCGCTTGCCGTAGCGATATACGGTAGTGCCGTACACTTAAAAATCGAACCTCGTCTGCTAGAGACGTTAACTTCGCCGAGGCCGCACCTCGTAAATCAGCGAACCTCGTTTGCCTCCACGATAGTAGGTATGGATTCGACCGCTCCTTAACGTCGGTCATACTTTTATTAACTTTATTTTTGGAGGCCTAAAATGGCTAATACTAACTTTGCTGCACTTGCTGATACGCAGTTACAGGCGTGGTCACGAGACTTTTGGAAAGTTGCTCGTAACATGTCTTTCATCAATCAGTTCGCTGGCACCGGCAGTAACGCTGCTATTCAACGAATTACTGAACTTACTAAATCTGAAAAAGGCACAAAAGCTAATCTAACACTTTTAGCTGATATGCAAGAAGATGGTACTGTAGGTGACTACACATTAGAAGGTTCTGAAGAAGCACTTCGTTCATTCGATATTCAAATCGATATGGACCAATTGCGATTCGCTAACCGTCTTTCTGGTCGTCTTGCAGATCAAAAATCAGTCGTTAACTTCCGCGAGCAATCTCGTGACGCACTAGCTTACGCTATGGCGGATCGTATTGACCAACTTGCGTTCTTAACTTTGTCTGGCGTTTCTTACGCTTACAAAAATAACGGCTCACTTCGTAATGTTGCCGGCACAGGTCAAAACTTAAGCGAGCTTGAGTTTGCA